TATTTATAACTGGAGACGAAGAGGGAATTTTTAATATAAATGCAATTAATCACAACAACATAGATATTTGGATTCAATATCCTCATGAAAAACACAAAAAGTATAACAAATTACCAATTGGAGTTCCACAACATTTAAAACAAAATTTACCAGAGTATACTGACAAACAATATGATGTTTATTTTGGCGGACAAATAACACATGTAAGACGAGCACAACTTTCTGAAATTATGCCTACATTAAAAAATTCTTTATATAAACCAACTAATGGATTTTCTCAAGGTGACACACCAAAAGAATATTATAAAAATTTGACAAGTGCAAAAATATGTCCAGCGCCTGCTGGTGCTATTGTAATAGACACTTTTAGATTTTATGAAATATTAGAAATGTTATCAATTCCAATTGCTGATAGCAAAGATTCAAAAAACATATATAAAGATTTTTATAAACATTTATTTGAAGAAGAAATACCAATAAAAACTGTTATGGATTGGTACGAATTAGGCGGAATGATTCCAGAATTATTAAAAGAATATCCAAATAATATGCATAAAGCAGTTGCTTGGTGGATAAAATATAAAAGAGATCTCTCAATTAAGATTATGGGACAAATAAATGCAAAAAAGTGATATAACAATTATAATGGCAACATCTATTATTCCAAGCCATCCTAGCACTAATATGATTGAAGAAACCGTAGCATCTATTAGAGCACATTTTCCAGATAATGAAATTATTATGCAAATAGATGGTTTGAGAGAAGAACAAATAGATCGTAAAAACGATTATGATGAGTATAAAAGTCGTGTTTTATGGAAATGTTTACATGAATGGCGCAACGTTTTACCAATAATTTTTGACAAACACAGCCATCAAACAAACATGATGCGTCAAACTATGCACGAAATTAAAACTCCATTGCTTCTTTATGTTGAAGGCGATGCCCCATTAACTCCAGATATTCCAATAGACTGGGATAAGTGTTTAGACATGTTTGAATATAGTAAGGCTAACACAATTCGTTTTCATTTTGAAGCGTCAATTCCAGATCCACATAAACACCTTATGTTTGGTGTTCAAGATGGATTTATGAAAACAGCACAGTGGAGCCAAAGACCACATTTAAGTAGAAAAAGATATTATAAAGAAATTGTATTGCCAAACTGTATAGAAAATTTTTTTATAGAAGATACATTTCATGGTAAAGTACAAGACGATATATTGCCTTATGATGTTTTTAATAAAGAGGGTTGGGAAAAACATAAACTTTGGATATACCACCCAGAAGGACATATTAAAAGATCTTATCATTTAGATGGTCGTGAGGGTACAAGAAAATTTACAACAGATGACAATGTCTGGGGGTATAAAAAATGAGACTAGGGATTATAGCAAGATGTGATAACACTGGTCTTGGTAATCAAACTAGAGAACTTGTTAAGATGTTAAATCCTAGCAAAATACTTCTTATTGATTCCGCTTTTTTTAATAACAACAAACAGCATCCAGAGTGGTACAAAGGCTATAATGTTATTAAAACGCTTAGGGGTATGCCAAGAGTTAAAGAAATAAGAGCATTTTTAGATGACATAGATGTAGCAATTAGTTGTGAAACATTTTATAGTTTAGATTTTGTTAACATTGCAAAAGAAAAAAAGGTAAAAACAATTTTGCAATATAACTATGAATTATTTGGAAATATGACAAATCCAGAATGGCCTTTGCCAGACATTCTGCTCTCTCCAAGTCCGTGGAACATGGATATAATAAATGATAGGTTTGGATCAAAAACTAAACTAATACATCTTCCACCACCAACAGATACTTCTTTATTTGATAGAATAAGAGAAAACAATCTATCAAAAAAACATAGCCGTATATTGCACATAGGTGGTAAAAAAGCAGCAAAAGATAGAAATGGCACTGAGACCGTAATTGAAATGCTGAAGTATTCTAAAGCAGATTATGAACTTGTAATAACAACTCAAACACCTCTGGACTTTAATACTAAAGATAGTAGGTTGACCTTAAGCAAAGGAAATGTAGAAAATAGAGAAGACTTATATAATAATTTTGATGCAATGGTGCTGCCAAGAAGATACGCTGGATTGTGTTTGCCAATGAACGAGGCTTTAATTTCTGGACTACCTGTTTTTATGACAGATGTATCTCCTAATAATCAAATACTTCCACAAGAATGGTTAGTAGAATCAAATAAAATTGGAGATTTTAGAACAAAGTCAATGGTAAATATTTATGAGGCTAATCCAGAAAAACTAGCAAACTTAATTGATAGTTATATTGAAAATGAAAACCTTTATGAATTTAAACAAAAGGCTTTAGATATAGGTTTTGATAACTTTTCAGTTAAAACATTAAGAGATAAATGGTTAAACGTTATAAACGAATAAACAGAAAAGCCAGCCTATCTCTAGACTGGCTATCTGATAGAAGATAAATTACTTCTTTGCAGCCTTCTTTGCTGGTGCCTTTGCAGACTTAAGAGCCTTTGCAACTTCGGCAGCATCAGGTAGGACGCCAAACGCCTTGTCATTAGGATTAATTGCTCTCAATGCAACGGGTGCAATAGCAGCAACTAATGCCGCCCATAGATCTTTTGGATCTGTTACACCAGCCATATATAATGCAAGACCTGATGCAAGAACTGAGCGACCATATGATGCTAGCATTGCCTTTGTCTTATCGTTTAGTACTTTTTCCATTATTCCTCCTAGGATATAATTTGTGTTAGTATTGTAAAACCAATCCACAGACCAATAATTCCTGCGACTCCCGCAAAAACTGGTGGTGCTGGTACTGGTAATTTGAATGCTGCGAACACGGCACCGCACCCAAAACCTGTTATAGTTGATAGTAAAATTTCTTTCATTCTTTAAATCCTAAATTGTCACTTGGATTAGTTGGATGATCTACTGGGGTTGGTGCAGTTGCTAAAGCACCACAGTCATTACATTGAATGTCTAAGTGATACGTAGATATAGTATAAGTTTCTGGATCAAATCCAACCAATGCTCTAAAAAGTATGCCACCGCACTGTGGACAACTACATGTAGGAATTCCTCTTAGGTCAAGCATCTTTTTTTATTGTCTCTGCAGGCATTAATTTTTTTAATTCTTTGTACTCTTGTGAAATTGTCTTCATAAAATTATGATATGGACTTCCCTCAGATATGGTACTAAATTCATTAAAGTAATTTATGTCTGGCTCTATTTTTGATATAAAGTGTTCTAAGCCTTTTTGAACATCCTCAATATAGCCAAATGCCCAGTCACGAGAATCTGATAAAAACTTTATAAAATTTTCTTTATGAATGTCATTGTCATTTTTAAATTCAAGTTTATTTTTTTCAACAAAATCCTGCAGCGATTGATGAGAAATGAATAGTTTAGAAAACTCTTGAGTAAGTTTAGATAATTTATATAATACAGATAGATAGGCTATAGCAAAAGAAATCGTAAAAGTAGTTAAGACAATAACAAAAATGTTATTCATATTTTATCTCCACACATATCATTGTACTCTTTTATCCAGAAATTGTCAAACTGAGCGGGTAGCATGAGTTGCCCAATAATATAAACACTTATCGCAACAAGGTTTATTATGCTCACTTTTAGTATCTATATAGAACTCAGCATAATACACTGGATCCTTTCGATATAAGTTAGCCCTATGAGTGATATTAACACGATTTACGTGAGAGGGCTTGTTCCAGACTGGCTTATCAGTACCCCAAATCTGCCCACAAACGGCCTCTAGAGCCTCTATATTGGCCTCGTTCTTGTCTGTCTTAATCCCCCTTGCCTTAGCCTCTTTAATCATGGCTTTAGTATAGGTTCGTAATGAATGCTCAGCACTTTTCCACATCAATACCGCTGGGTGGTTGCGCCAAGCCCCAGAAGGAGATTTGCCAGACAGGACCTTAAGTATTTGATATGCCTCTAATATCTGTTTATTTAATCTTTTATTATCAAGTATTTCTGCACATTGATCATAATCTTTATAGGGTAGAAAGGTTTGCATTACTTTATTGGCTCCCTAGTAACTAACACGATTGCTCCATTCATTTCTAAAGCATTTTTTACTTTAACAATATACTGCAGTGCCTGTATTTTTTCATCATGCACCATCTTTGCAAATTCATGCTCATTTAATTTTATCGTAAGAAAGTGCTCGTTGTCAATTAATTGAACCTTAAATCCTTTTGGTGGAACAATAGAGTGAAAGGCTCTACGCATATCATTTGTATACATTTATTTTTCCATTGTTAAAGATTCCCAAGTCTTTGCCCAACCATCTTTATTTCTATGATTGTTAAATTCTCTTGATATATCTCCACCTTCTAGATAAATACCGCCCCAAACGCCCCACTCTTTATTAGAAACTCCAACTGCAAAACAAACTTTTTTAACTGGACATGAACTACAAATTGAATCAACCATTGGTCTAACATTTACGTCTTCTTCGTATTTGTCAAAAAATAAATTGTTTTCAAGACCCAGACATGCGGCATTGTCTTTCCATAAGTGCTGTTTCATTTTGGCACCTACATCTTATATTTGTTTGGAATATCCCAGCCATTGCGATTCAGTTTAAATACTCGTTGTGTGTACCACTGACCATTGACCCTTACACCATTGACGGCAGTTCTGCCCATCTCTGTTCTTTTACGCTCTGCAACATCCCAGCCAACCCAAGCAAGAATGTGGTTAGACTTTACTATTTTTTCCATTGTCTCTAATTTATTAATTATCATTTTTCCCCTTAGTATCTAAAAATTCCAACTTCTACATTTTTGAGTTCAGCAGCAGAAACTAATTTAGAGTTTGGCTGTTTTGGTTTAGTAAGAAAAGCAAAATAGTTTACAGTTTGCATGTTTTCTTCTAACCAAGAAGGCGTAACTTTATAAAATTTTATTTTACGACCCCTTGCCTTCATCCCACGTTCTGACAAATTAGAAAATTCTGAAACAAAAGAATTTATTCTAACAGGTCCAACAGAATATATTACGAACTCTTTATCACTTTCTGGCATGCTAGATAATGCAACACCCATAGCACGAATAAAGACATTGTAATCGTCAAAGTCATTCGTTCCCTGCACTGCCACTATCATTTTTACTTCCATTCTTTAAACTATCCAGTATGAATAGCATTTTATTTAAATCTTTTTTTGACAAACCATTTGTGTTGATTGGCTTTGCTGTCTGGCGTTGTATTTCACCATTTACAGCCTCAGCAACATAAAATGTATTGTTAGATACCCAGTACGCCTGATCATCTAGTACAATAACTTTAATCATACTCTTTTCTTTATGTTTTGTCAACTGAGAAAGGATTTGTTTATCGTTAGATAAGTTTATAGAAAAAAAATATTTCAATAACTTGTGTATATCGCTTTGACGATATAGGGTTTTTGAAAAGTCTTTTCTAGACCTTTTTCTCATTACTTTAATTATAACTAAAGCGGAGATCAATGTCAAGCCTATTGCAATTAATTCTTGCATATTTCTC